TAGGCGCGGTCAGCAGCAGGCGGACAAAGGCCAGCGCCTCGGCTTGTTCCTGCGCCTTGTCCTTGAACCATCGCGCCCCACTCACGGCCAAATGAGTGCATGGTGGGTGCGCGATCATTAAATCCCACCCATAATTTAGGATGTCTTGCACCGGGCCTTGGTAGTGGGGGCCGAACGTTTCGCTTGGCAACAGGTCGCACGACACGGCGTGATGCCCGCGCGCAAGGAAGGCATCCCGCACGGCGCCGGAATATTCGCAGGCTATCAGGACGCGCATGGCCCGGCCCTCTCATGCTGCGCCATCACGGCGCGCAAGATTTCGTCAGCGTCGGCCTTGGTTGGCCACGGGATGCCGTGGAACGCCCCGCCGGGGGCGTTTACCAGATACCAGAACAAGCCAATTTTCTTGGTCATAGCTGCCACCCCACATGAAAATTGAGGGCTTGCCACGTTATGCGGCAGGGCTTGCCCGTCAGGGCGGGGGCTTCAATCACCATCTCAGGCTTCACGTCGGACGTGTAGTCGTTATGCTGGCGCCAGAGTAGCGCGGCCTCGCGCGGGTTTCGCGCTTCGACGAACAAGGACATATCGTCCCCGTCCCCGTCCTCGTATTGGACTAGATAAAGCTTGGTTATCATGCCGCGCTTCCCTTGGCTTTGGTGATAATGTCGCGGCATATCATTTGTATGCTGCCAAGGGCCGTTTCGGCATCCTCTTCCGTCGATGTGGCCGCGATGGCTTGCAGCGCTGCCAGCATGTCTGGCGCGGCCGCGATGAGGTTAGTGTTGGCTCTTGTTTGTGGGGAAGACGGCACAGAATAGGGGTGGGAGCGAAAGCTTGCAGGCTTGCCCATTCCGCAAATGATCATATCATCCCCATCGCGGTCTTTGACCACAATATCGCTGCCGCAATGGCGCCAAGGGCCGGGCGTGTGTTGTGTCATGCTGCGCCCCCTTTGGCTTTGGCGATTGTTTCGCGGGCGCTGACGAACAACCCCTCGGCCGATAATACAGCCTCGGTGCTGCCGTAATGGTAAGCGAACCCTAGCAGGCGCTCACAAAGGGCCAGCAGGTCAGGCGCGGCCGCGATCAGCGCCGCGTCGGCTTCCCGTTGCGCCAGCAGGTCGCGGCCGCGTTCGGCCGCATACTGCGCTGCCTCGCGGCCCGGATGCGCCAGCATGGCCGGGCCGACGTGTAGAACGCCATAGGCGCCCTTGCGGGTATCCCATGGGCTGGGGGTGTGTTGTGTCATGTTCTTCCCTCTCATGTTCGGCAATAGCGCCGTCACAGGGCGCCGCATGGGCGCCTTGTGAGGGCGAGGGCCTTGCGGCCCTTGCCTAGTCACCAAACGCCAAGCGCTTCCAAGGCTTGGCGGTCTTTGTCCATCGCGATGCGCGCGCCTTTGGGTAGGGCGTCGAATAGGGCCGTTACTTCCTTTTGTATGGCGCGCTGCTCGGCAGACATAAACATGAGCGCCGCGATGCTCGCCTTGTACGGATTGCATGAGAGCATGGCGCCCTGCCATGCCGCATAAGCCATGCTCTGGCTTGGTGGCGCGGCAGACAATAGCCGCCCCTTGCGAGGGCCGCGCGTTACTAGAGCGCCTTGCAGCGCGGTCACGGCCGCGTCCGATAGGTTGGCAAGGGCTTGGGTGGCTTTGGTTTCGGACATGGTGTTAGCCTTTCGCAATAGTGGCGGCCGCGCGCTTGGCGGCGCCATGGGCGGGAAAACCGACGATAACTTTCCGATCCCGCACGGCGCAGAGGCCGCATGAGGCGCAAGTTACGTCGTCGCGGTACGTGGCCGGGCACGTGGCCACCTTGCGGCCCTCTGGCGTGGTGGTGTCGGCGCGTGTGCCTTCGACGGCATCTTGAACGACAACCACGGGGCCGATATTGAGGGCCGCAAGCTGGTCAGCATGCGCCAGAGTATTGGCGCTTAAATTGACGGTAAAGCCCTTGGCATTGGCGAAGCGCAGCAAGTCAGCATTGGCGCCAAGCGCGGGCTTGTGAGTATAGGTAAAGCCGCGCTTGCCTTCATTGGCGCTGATCAGCGCCAGCATGCCCGCCTTGTCGATCGTGTCGCCATGGCCGGGCAAATCGCCCGCGACGTTATGGCGCCATAGCGTGCCCTCTGGCAGGACCATGACGCTATCGCACAAGGCATCTAGCGTGCCACCGCGCGCACCCTCAGTCACCGCGCGCCAATGCATGGCGAGAGGCCCGCCCTTGGCGTAGCAGCCCTTAGCCTTCAACGGGCAAGCTTCAGGGCAAGTGTCCGCGCTGGTAACAGTCGTCGGGATTGGCCCGGTTTTGCGGTTTTGGCTCTTGCGCGTGAAATGATAGTTAGACATGGTTTTTCCCTCCCTCAGTACTTTTTGGCGTCACGAAAAACCGCATTGGGAAAAATGGCCTGTAGTGCGGTTTGAATGTGCCCGTCATGTATCCGCATTTCGCGCGGCATGTCATAGGCCTCGCGGCAAAGGCCCGCCCCGTGCGCTACTGTCCAAGCATCGCGGCCGGTTTTTACGTCCGTGCAAGCCGCGATGGGCGACACGTTATCAACAAGCCATTGCGCGGCGCGCGCGCGCCATGCGTTAACAGTCTCGGCAGGTATTTTTGCCATGGTGTGATCCTCCCCGATCAAAAGATTAGAAGCCAGACAAAGAGCGCCAGAAAGAAAGCGCATATCGCAGCGTCTTGAAACATATTCATTTACATATCTCCCCAAAAAATAGGCAATGCATTTTGCCGATGCAGATTCTTTTACAGACCTATTGTGGCAAGAATAAGGCAACCTAGAATCTATTACATGACAATTTGGTAACGTGGGGAAAAAGAGGGCCGAAAAATAGGTATTTTAGGCATAAGTATAGGTTGCCTAGGTTATCGCCAGGCTGCGCGGGCCTATGTAGTTGGCGAAAAAGGCTTTTTTCATTTTTCCTAGGCTTTCTAGGTATTATTATATTAACCAACTGCCACTTAGATATTAATTAACATATGTAAAGTATAATGACCTATAGGATAGTTGTACTATCTCACTTAGGGGCGATGAAAAACGCATGACCTAGATTGCCTAGATGACCTATCGCTCCCCAAGCCCCGCGTATCCCGCCCCATACTTCACACTATATTCTGTTACGCATAGCGCTGGCAGCTAGCTGGCGCGTGTCGCGCTGGCGCGATGTTTTTAGCATGACCTATTTTGCCGATATGACCTAGGCGCGCCACCTGGTGAACGTTACGTTATAACGTAACAGATTGTGCTGCAATGCAACATGATCAAACGATAATATTAGACCGCGCTAATATAAACACCTGAACACCTAAACACCTGGACATATGAACAGCTATTCATATGTTCACGCCTGGCCTCGCCCATCCGGCCGCGCGCCGAGAGCCGGGGGGGCGGGGGGCCGGCGCCCGCCCCGTCCCGGTCACGGAGGGTCCGCAAACAATTTTTTATTTTTTGCAAACCCAACCAGCCATGCTATACAAAATCTATGGCAGTCTTTTCGCTCCCCTATGAGCCGCGCAAACTGGAAGCCACCGAGGCGCGGCTTGAAGCCATTTATGACGCCGCGCGTAATGGATTGCGTGGTGAGGCGTTGGCCTTAGCTTCCGGCATGACGCCGACCGAATACCGCGCGCTGTGCGAGTTTGACCCGCTGGCGGCGCTGGCCGCGGAGAAGGGCCGGGCCGACGGCGAGATGGAGATGTCCAAGGTGCTGCACGACGCCGCCCGCGCCGGCGACGCCAAGGCGGCGCTGGATGTGCTGAAGCACGTCCACGGCTGGGTCGCCAAGCAAGCCGTGCAGGTCGAGGTCAACCAGACCATCTCCATCACCTCCGCACTGCAAGAGGCCCAGCGTCGCGTCATCGAGGGCGTGGCCGAGGCGGCAAACGTGATAGAGCAGGCAGAAAATGCAGACCACACGGTATAGCGCCGACGACGAAATGGAACTGATGAGCCGGCTGTGGACGCCGGCCATCAAGGACGACCCGCTGAAGTTCGTGCTGTTCGTGTTCCCGTGGGGCCAGCCGGGCACACCGCTGGAACACTTCGACGGCCCGCGCAAGTGGCAGCGCGAGGTGCTGCAACGCATCGCTGACCACGTGAAGCAGAACAACGGCAAGGTCGACTTTGACACGCTCAGGATGGCGACCTCATCCGGCCGCGGGATCGGCAAGTCGGCGCTGGTCAGTTGGCTGGTCATCTGGATGCTGACCACGCGGATTGGCAGCACAACCATCGTGTCGGCCAACTCCGAGGCGCAGCTTCGGTCGATCACATGGGCGGAAATCACCAAGTGGCTCAGTATGGCGCTCAACAGCCACTGGTTTGAGGTCAGCGCCACGCGGCTGATGCCGGCCAAGTGGCTGACGGAACTGGTGGAGCGCGACCTCAAGATGGGCACCCGGTACTGGGGCGTCGAGGGGCGGCTGTGGTCGGCGGAGAACCCCGACGCCTACGCGGGGGTCCACAACTTCGCCGGGGTCATGCTGGTGTTTGACGAAGCCAGCGGTATCGACGACAGCATCTGGTCGGTCGCGGCGGGCTTCTTCACGGAGAACACGCCGCACCGCTTCTGGCTGGCGTTCAGCAACCCGCGGCGCAACAGCGGCTACTTCTACGAGTGCTTCCACTCCAAGCGCGACTTCTGGGATACCAAGATCGTGGACGCGCGCACGGTCGAGCATACGGACAAGCAGGTCTACCAGCAGATCATTGACGAGTACGGCCCCGACAGCACCCAGGCCCACGTCGAGGTGTACGGTCAATTCCCCAACGCGTCCGACGACCAGTTCATCGGGGCCTCCACTGTCGACGACGCCATGCGGCGACCGCAGCACAAGGACCCGTCGGCGCCCATCATCATCGGCGTGGACCCGGCACGGTTCGGGTCCGACAGTACGGTCATCGCCATCCGGCAGGGACGCGACATCGTGGCGATCAAGCGCCACAAGGGCGACGACACCATGACGGTGGTGGGCCACGTCATCGACGCCATCGAGACGTACAAGCCGGCGCTGGTGGTGATCGACGAGGGGGGCTTGGGCGCCGGCATCGTCGACCGGCTGAAGGAGCAGCGGTACAAGATCAAGGGGGTCAACTTCGGGAACAAGTCGAAGAACCCGCTGATGTGGGGCAACAAGCGGGCCGAGATGTGGGGCGAGATGCG